GGCTGTGGGTGGGGGTGGGTTATCGGCTATGTCGGCTCTCTGCGCTCTACAAGGAGTTGCTATGACCGGCAAGGACCGTATCACCACCGCACTCAAAACCTCTGCGTATCACACGAACAAAGTGCGTGGCCCCTTCAAAGTTATTTCACTATGAGTAGGAAAATCCAAAATTCCTACACCCTGACCTACGAGGAACGCCCCGACTTCACACTCAACAAAGAACGAACTGTCCACCACCACGCTCGTGCGAAAGTGGTGAAAGAGTGGCGGCAAGCCTTTGCAGAAGCGGCACAAGCCGAGATGGTTCCGCATTTGGAAAAAATCGAAGTTGTGGCTCAACCGTATGTGCTGAACGCTCGCTTCCGTCAAGATGTCGGTGCGTGTTTCCCTGTGGTGAAAGCCGCCATTGACGGTTTGGTTGATGCAGGCGTTCTCATAGATGACCACGCTGGCATTGTGGTGAAACTCACGATGCTCGCCCCCCACTTTGGGCGCGATGCCTTAGAAATCACGATTAGTAGCGTAGAATAGGTGCTGAAATGGGTTTTCCCACCCATCCTCATTGCAGCCGAACCCTAAACGGCACATATCTATTTCAGCAAAAGACTTGACCTTTATTACCCTCACGCAACCAGAGTTGTTGTAGTAGGGTTTCCAAAACAGAAAGGAGTTGTAGTGAAAAACGCCCCCGAACACGAGTTTGAGAACTCACACGATTACGGACACTGCCTTATCTGCCGCGTTCGTGGTTTTTTCATCTCTGGCGAGTGGTTTCACTACAACCAGCACCGTGACCCCGATGAGGTTGCGGCTTCCAAACTTCGCCACCCCTCGCAGCAAGAGCCTGCGGGCGAACAGCAGTTCCAAAACTAACAAGGAGAAACGAAATGGAACCAGTCACCCCCCTTCCGAGCCGTAAGGAAGTTGACACCGACTTCACGCCCGAAGTCGCTTCGTTGCTTCAGCACATCAAGGATGTTTGCAAGCAGATGCGTGACCACGAGAAGGCAGTCATTGAGTTGGGCATCGAACGCCGACAGACCGTGACCCGACTTCGTGACCACGGCATCACTTGGCGCAAAATCGCAGAGTGGGCTGGCACGACTGACCAAGCCCTTTACAAGCACCACAACCGAGACACCAAGTAGGGTTTCGTAAATCCTGATGTAGCCTTTACTTAGAACGAAAGGACTTTGTATGTCAGGTTTTGCTGCCAATGAACTACTGAAATCGCTATCCACCTACCCTGTCCGCAAGGGTGACTTCCCCGGACACGAGTTCCACGGTAATCAGTATCAAAGAGGTACAAGCGGCGCGGGTGCTGTACCCAATGGCATCCACACCATCAACGGTCAAGATGTCATCATTGCCCCCAACACCAACTTGAGCGGCGCTCGCCTGAACGGGGCCAACCTGTCCGGTGTCAACCTGCGTGGTGCTAATCTGCGTGGTGCCAACTTGAATGGTGCCGACCTAGGCGGTGCCAGCCTGCACAATGCCGACCTGCGCGATGCCCACTTTGACCACGCCAACCTGTCCCGTGCTACCATAGGCGCTGCCGACCTGACCAATGCCGACCTGAGTGGGGCCAACCTGAATGGTGCGAACTTGATAAAGGCCGACCTGAGTGGTGTTGACCTGAGAAGGGTCAACCTGAGCGGAGCCTACTTGGGCAGTGCCGACCTGAGCAATGCCAACCTGCTCAACGCCAACCTGATACGTGCCGACCTGACCCGTGCCAACCTTCAGCGTGCCGAGTTGCAAGGTGCCGACTTGGGCAAGGCCGATTTGAGCGGTGCCGACCTGCGCTTTACCAACTTGGATGGTGCCTATCTCCTCGCCACAAAAGGTGACGAAAAAACTTTATTGCCACCTAGCCACGAAGTCGTAAATGGTTTTGTTGTACCAAGAAAGTAGTTCTTGACTTTTCCTTACGACCCTACTAAACTAGGGTTTGTATGTCACCTGACCCAACATTAGTTAGAGCCGTACAAACGCTCGCTGGTGTATGCGATGGCGCACACTCACAGGATGGTGTGGGCTTTAACGGGCCGGACAGCAAGTTTGGTAAGGCGTTGGGTGAACTGCCCGTAGAAGCGTGGACTGATGCTCTTGCCCGTGAAGCGTGGGAACTCATCGCCAAATATCGGGGTCAACTCTCAAAGGTGGGCATCAACTACGACAGCATCCCTGAACCCCAACGAGTGCAGGGGTCTAAGGGTGTCCGTGTCGTAGATGTTCGCAACGGCAAGGTGATGGTGTTCATCCCCTATGGCGATACTGCTTATCCAAAGCAAGCCCTATCAGCAACTTGGAATAGAGATGTGCGTGGCTGGCAGGTAGCCGTATTGAAGTATGGCTCGGTTATCTCGTGGGCTGAACGAAACAGTATCCCCGTGACCGACAGGGCGAGAGCCATCCTTTCATCAGCACCCAAGCCCGATAGGCCCGACTACACAGGCACAGCCACGCTTGAACACGGCGAAATCGTGCTGAAGTTTGACTACAACCCCCAACTTGTAGATGCCGTTCGTGCCATCCCCGGCAGACATTGGAACGCTCACGACAGGGTGTGGATACTGCCTGCCAAGACCGTCAGCCTCGTTCGTCAGTTGGCAAATGACTATCACCTCTTTCTGACCGCCGAGGTCACCCGACTGCCCGACCACGAAGTGACCACAGCACCGACTGTGGCGGTCAAGGGCAAGATGTTCGCCCTCTCGTTCACCTACGATGCCGAACTACTAAGTCAAGTCCGACAGATGCCCGGTGCGGCGTGGTCACCAAAAGACCGTGTGTGGCTCGTGCCTATTGAGAGCGTTGACGAAGTTCAGAAGTTCATCGCCAACTCAAAGGCGGTCACCTCACCCGAAGTGGCACGGCTCATTACCGAGGCAAGCGTGGTGCAAGATGTCATAGATGCATCAGCCGCCCACGATGCCGAAATCACCATTGCAGGGTTTGGAAATGACCGCTTCCAACTGTTCCCTTTCCAACGGGCTGGCGTGGCGTATGCAATGCGACAGATGGGCTTCACCAGCGAAGGCGATGGCTTCTGGCAACAGACAACCCCAAGCAAGGGTGGTGTTCTCATCGGTGACGAGATGGGCTTAGGCAAGACCTCACAGGGCTTAGGCGTTCTCAAAGCCACCAACTCTTTCCCTGCCGTAATCGTCTGCCCTGCGAGCCTCAAACTGAACTGGAAGCGTGAAGCCGAGCAATGGATACCGGGTATTCAGGTGAAGGTGTTATCAGGCACGACAGGCAACCTGCCCGATGCCGATATCTATGTCATCAACTATGACATCCTGACCTATTGGACAGACAAGTTCACCAGCATCAAGGGGCTAGTCCTTGACGAGAGCCACTACATCAAGAACGGGTCAGCACAACGCTCAAAGGCGTGTATCCGTATGGCAGACAAAGTTGCCGAAGGTGGCGTTCGTGTTTGCCTATCGGGAACGCCCATCGTAAATCAGCCCTTAGAGATAATGACCCAACTGCGCGTCATCAACCGACTTGATGAGTTCGGCGGTGCTTCTGCGTTCCGTAGCACCTACGGGCGAGCATCAGCAAAGAGCCTTTCCTCACTCAACCGCAAACTTCGTAGCACTTGTTATGTTCGTAGGCGCAAGACCGATGTGCTGACCGAACTGCCCCCGAAGCGATGGGCGCACCTCGTGGTCGAAGGTGACCCTGTGGTGATGAAGGAATACAAGAAGGCAGAAGCCGACATCATCAAATACCTGACTGACCTCGCCCTGAAGTTGGCGATGGAAGCCGGTGCTGATAGTGAGGAAGCAAAGCGTGAGGCGTGGCAACGCGCCATACGAGCGAGAGCCGCCGAGAACCTTGTCGCCATCACCACCTTGAAGCAACTCGCCGCCAAAGCAAAGATGAAGGTCGCTAAGAGTTGGATAGATGACTTCTTGCAGAACGATAAGAAACTCGTAGTGTTCGGTTGGCACAGGGAAATCGTGAATATGGTTGCCGACAACTTCAGCAATGGCGTAAAGATACAGGGTGGTCTGACGAGCGAGAAGCGACAGGAAGCAGTTGACCTGTTCCAAAACTCTGACGAGCAAAAGGTAATCGCTTGCAACATCAAAGCCGCCGGAGTTGGCTTGACCTTGACTGCCGCCAGCGATGTCCTTTTCTTAGAGCAAGGTTGGACACCAAGCGATATGGAACAAGGGGCAGACCGTTGCCACCGTATCGGTCAGACCGACAGCGTGACAGCGTGGCTAATGTTGACTGCTGAAACCATTGACGAGGACATTGCCGCCCTTATTGACCACAAGCGAAGCATCGTGGACAAAGCCATTGACGGAAGCGACAGCGATGACGATGAGGAAACCTCTATCGTTGGTGACCTGCTAGTTGGTCTTGCCGAGCGTGGGATGAGCGAGATGGTGGCATAACGCCACTTAGCGCATCTGCGTAGCGTCGCAGAGACGACAACGGACGCAGTTTTGGGCCAGAGATGTAATGGTTATCACCAAATCCAAAGTCGCGCACTTCGTAGTTGTTGACAAAATCCTCGCGAGCGCACCAACCCCACACCTTGAAGCGTGGGTCTAAGTCAGGCTCGTCTCGGTCACCCAGAAACTCGGCAAAGATGGCGGCATCAGCAGTTGTCTTGAAGTGTTTGAGTTCGTAGAAAATCAGGCTCGGTCCTTTTCCAACTTTGGTTTGGATGCGAACGCCGTGATAGTCCAAATCCCAACCGTCATCACCATTGGCTTTGAGTTCATACTTGTACGGGATACCCAAGACTTGTGAAATCGCCACCTCACCCAAGAAGCCCTGAATACTGGTTGCCATAATCGTTGCTACGGGGAAGCGGAAAGTGTTTGCCCAGTCACCGCCGTTAGCGAGTTTGTGTCTTTCCACCTCGTGGCAAAACTCTTTGACCTCTGCCGCTTTCTTTTTCGTCAGTTCTACAAAGATGGGTTGTTGCGTGAGGTCATAGTCGTTCATAGTGCTGAAATACTAAACCATCGGATAATGGCGCGCAAGGGATTACAACCCTGCTAATGTGTCTCTCGCCACGGGAAAGTCCTGTTGCAAAAACAGCACAGCAGTCCGACACTGCAAAACTGCGAAAACTGCCCCCTGTCCCTACCCAAGGCAGGGGGCTTTCGCTTTTCGGGGTGTAGTGAAATCCCTGAAGTAGAGTGGGTTCTA